ATATCATAATGCACAAAATTTGGGTAAATACCCAAACCGCCTTGCTTCATCTTGCCTTTAAGAATTAGCAATTCGATTACTTCGGCAAGTTGTTTTGGCTCATAACCGTCGGCATTAATATCCGCAGCGGCGGAAATTAAGTGTTGGCTGAACTTTGCACCGCCGACCTTTTTATTGTGATCTGGGGTGCGGTAACCGGAACCGGTAACACTTACAGAAACATTCAAATAATCCCGCAAAGCTTGAAGGTTGACCGCCAATTCTTTGACGTTAAGCAAGAAGCGTTCAGGGACCTTTGTCCCATCCTTACATTCGAATTCCTTTATATTGAAGTTTTTTGTTAGTTGCATTTTTTTTATTTTTCGATTAGATCCGTTACACTGTCTTTCATTTCTTTCGCTCTGCCCATTGCTTTTTTTAATAAGGCCCAAACATCATAACCGGTTGCTTTTTCGAAATTTTCTTTTATGGAAACGCCTTCGATAAATATTAAAATAATGGCACACATTTTAGTCGACATAAATTCAATGGAAAATAATTTGAAAGTGATTTGACTTAAAAAAAATACATCCATAACATAAAGGCAAATAATACACAATTCATACAACAGCATTTTCGAAATTATTTCGCTCAGTCTCCGGCTGGTCACAAAAATCCAACCTTTGACTTTTACCGATCGATAAATGCCAAAAAAGGTATCGAGAAATATTGCCATTCCTACCGCTATCATGAGTCCTTGAATAGGTGCAATAAAAAGAAATATTGATGTTAGGAAATAAATTAGTGCTTGTTTCATTTATTATTGTTTAAAAAGGCAATGGCTAACTAACTTTAACAGGGTTATCTTGTAATATCAAATCAGTATTTAAGCTAGCTTTTATTTTCTCTAACTGAGATTCCTGCTCAACTTCCTCAATAGGCTCAGGCACTACACCTAAAACACTTTCCAACCAAGAAACAATCTGCTCTTTTGATAGATTTTCATAATCCGTAAAATCTGTACTGTTTGGATCTGGCATACTTGTACATCCATATGTTTCTGCCGTGTGATTTTCATTAAAAGCGTTTAACCTCCAATGTACCACATAAACTATATTTTCAAGCGTTCCTTGTTTAACTTTGCAATCTAATGCACTAATAATCCAATTGTAATTTGTCATTTTATACATATATTTTTACCAAGTTGTTAATGCAGTTCGTACCCAAGTATTTGTCGCTATGCATACATAAATATGTGTACCTGTTACTCTTATTTCTCCTAATGTTCCCGTTGATGTCGCTGTTGCGGGTGCGGTGTTTAATGCTGATATTTTATATTGCGTGCATAACGCTGATCCATTGACTTGTAGTTTATCTAATTCATTGTAATCAGTTTTATTTACAATTATTCTTTTAATAATTAAATTCCCTTCTTTATCTACATTACCCTGACTTACACCTGCCCTCCTAAAATCTACTACATTTGAATTGTTAGATAATGGAATGTCAAAAACTCCAGCACTATTGTTTTCACTTTTTCCAAAAACTCCAGCACCCTGGTTTGAATATCCATAAACTCCATTATAATTAGATGAAATACCAACAATTCCAATTCCATTAATAGATATGCCATTTATAGCTGTCGTTTCGCCTTCAACATTTACAGTTATCGACTTGTCTGTTGTTGCTCCTGCAGATGTTACCTCTTGAAGTGTAAGCGGTGCGTATGAATCTTCTGGATATGGATTGTTCGATGCTGATATACTCATAAGGCTAAATTCGTTTTTTTAGTAGGTAAAAAATAGGACAGAATTATATGGATAAAACTCCAAGCGTGTTGTATGGCGTATATCCTGAACCGCTTGTTGCAGACTTCAATAATGGATTTAAACACTGGTTAAAATCAGCAATATTATCCTCGATAAATTGTTTCGCTAAATTCAAGTATTGCGTACCATTGTTGATTTGCTCATTGACTAATTTTGTGATTTGGTCAGAAGTTTTTCCATAAGAACTAGCTTCTTTTCTTCCATCAATTAAAGTTTCAAAATTTACTCTTAAACCATTTTCATCCAAAAGGAATAAACCCACATCGGCAACCTTTGCAATGGTAAAAGCTACTATTGCTTTTTGCATGGCGATTTTTACGGCTTTGATGTTCCCTGTTGTTTCGCCTTTCAGAGCTTCAATTAGTTCCGGGCAAAGAAAGCTGTGCATGTATTGATCTTCGACCTGGCGAATGGAAGGCTGCAAGGCAATGAAAGTTTGTCTTGAGCTAAAAATTTGATAATATTTGTTGAAGGTTTCGGTGTTGTGCATTAGCAATTCTTTGTTTACTGTTGCGAAATTATTCGTCCAATCTGTGAAAATGCTTGGGTTTTTTTCTAAAACTTCCAATAATAGATCCATTGCTTCGTGACCGGAGCGCAAAAGCTCCCGGCGAATGTCTTTAAGTTGCCACCACTCCGCATTTTTTCGATTATCGCTTGTCACTACTGAAATTCCCGAAGAATCCATCATTACCGAGGCAAAAGGCAAATAAATGAAATAGCCAAAGTTGGCAATAGCATTTTGTAAATGTTCGCGCGCTTCGTTCTTAATTTCGGCATTTTCACCCGTTGCAAGGTCTTGCAGTTGAATATGCAAGTCTCCAACATATTTGCGGGTAAAAGAGTTGACCGCTTTGGCAATGTATGGCTCAAAGTCATCAAAAACGAATGATTGTGCTAAAGAAAGGTATTGTTTTAAATCGACGGTACTGGCTAATATCATGCTGTTACGGTTTTAGTTCCTGTTGGGTTTGCGTCAAGTGTTGTCAAGATTGTATTTTCGAATGCGGGTTTTATTTCAAGGTCCCAGCCGTTGTATTCCTGAATGAAACTGAAAATTTCCAAAGTTGTTTCGCGATTGGTTTTGTACAAAGCGGAAAGAATAAAAAAGGCCTCGCGCTTATCAGAACCGGAACCGGCACCCAAAGCACCGCCCGGAATACCAGCACCACCAATCAAAGTCGCATCAACACCAATTGCCACAAGTATTTCAGAGTTGGCAGCCGAAGCTTCGGGAAGGTAAGAGCCATCTTTCAGTTTATCATCAATGGCAGTGATCTTTATGGCAGAAACTTGTTTTCCGGTTGCATCGGTGTACATCATCGCCTGGATTGCTTTTCCTGCATTGTTGTTTCCAACTAATCCCGTATTAATGGAATCAACAAGGTTTTGTCTAATTTCCAAACGAGCTTCCGGTTTCATTTTTAACCAGTCCTCCGCGTAAACGTTTTTATAATATTGCTCATCAACTTCAATTAAGAACTTGATGGTCATTTGATTTTTGAAAAGTGCTTTTTTGAGTTCTGGAACAGAATTGGCAACATCCAACCAACCTGATTTCAATATTGCGTGCCATTCGCTTTCCGGATAGTAGGCTTCATCCAATAAAGGATAAAAAACCGGACGAATGAATTTCTTGATTTTGTTTTCTTGACAATATTTTTTCACTTCTTCAGCGGACCAATAAGAGTCTATCAAAGGAATCTTCTCAACATACTGTGTTGTAATATCCACAGAACCACCTTTGCCGAATTTCTCCGAAACGTAAACGTGTTCGATTAGTCCGTTTTCCTCGTTCATCATTTCAAATCTACACCAAGCCGTCTTCTGTCTCTTTACTCGGTTTATGGTTTGGAAGTTTTCGCTAAGAATATACTCTGGAAATGCGATTGAGAACCATTCAAGGTCTGTGATCGTTTCTTTCCAGAATCTATTCATTTGCGATTTTTGAAAGAATTGTGCAATATCTTGCACATCTGACAAGGGAACCATTTTAGGTGCTTTTTTGCCTTCTGGTGTAACTTCGTCTTTTATTAAGACTAAACCATTACCATAATGCGCTTTACGCAAAAAGCGAAGTGAAGAAGCGGCCGCACCGTTTTTCTTTACTTCCTTGATTACTTGTTGCGGATAGTCGTTTGACTTGCCCCAAGAAGCAATAGATCCTTGTTTGTCTTTTACTTCTACTTTCACGGCGGTCACAGTACCGTCCATTTTATCAATGGAGTTTTTGAAAGTCACTAGTGCGCCTGCGCCTTTATATTCGGAAACAGCGATGTGAGTTCCTAAAAATTCAGATTGTGCCATTAGTAGATTATTTTTTTATTGTTGATACTGATTATAAAATCAATTCGGATTTTTGCCAGCGTTCCGTCTGAAAGTTCAATGTTACGGGTGCGGTTGTCGAAATGATTTGCGTTTTTTACTGATCTAGATGAATCCATGATGTTTTCTAAGTTGTCTTTAAAAACTGTATTTGGATTGGCTTCGAGTAAAAGTTTAGAATTGGAATAAAATTTAAGTTTTCCGCCTTTTTTTGAAGTAGCATTAAAAGTGCGGTAATTCATATCAAAAGGAACTAAACGACCTAAATCATCTTTTTTTGCCATCAGTGACAAAGCCTCTTTCAATGATAAAATTCCATTTTCCATAGTGTAAATTTCAAACTTTGAGGCTTTCTAAAATAGGACAGAATAAAACAATCAAAAAGCGGGTTTTTAAGCCCGCTTATTCTATTAAATTTCAATGTAAGTATATATAAGTCAGTTTTTTAAGCTTGAAAAGTAGATTTTTGATTTTAAAATGAAACGCAAAAGCACGCCTGTCCCTATAAATTTTTTCACTTTCCATTTCCAAAAAAGCAGGAAATATGAAAATGATGAATTAGACTGTGCCGATGTGACGTTCGGACAGTAAGCTGTTCGTCCCCTTGAACAGTTCGTTGTACATGGTGACTATAGGGA